AAACGATCAATATGGAAAGTAATACACAACCCATTTTGAATTCATCCATGAGCATCGACGGCCAGATGCTCTTATTGTACTTTATCCCAATCTTCGTCGTACATTTCGCTTTTGTACCACTGATAGGGATATTTGTACTTACCTTCGGTACCCGCGGCGCGGGTATCGTTCGCCGCATGTACGTGCTTACTATCATTATTGCGGCATTTGGCGTGGTCCACGCCGCCATCTGGGTTTCCGATGGCATGGACACCACGGGCCTCCTCTTGGCGATGCCGGGAGTGAGGAACGTGGCAGAGGCGATTGTCTACCTCTGGGCCGGTTTACGGTTCTTTCATATCTTGACCGTAATCCTAGTGTTACCAGTATCTCTATTTGTCTTATTTTTGTTAATTGTTAAATGCATCTATTATATTTTCCCAGTTTATTACAATACAACGTTTCAACCCTACTGGTACTCACTCGTTGTGCAGTGGTTTGGCATTCATGACCAAGTCGTTCCGCAGGATTGCAGATCCGCGTTTCGCGGTCTCCCACGCACACAAACAACTCCCGATGCGACACATACGCACGGGACTCAAGCATCCTCACGTAGTGATGCTTCTTCGTTCGCCGACCGGTTAGCCACCAATCTTGGGTTGCGCTCCTTCTTCCATCAGATGTCAAAGTCAGATAAGCGCAGCAACCGGGAAGGTTCGCGAACGTATTACTGGGCCAAGGACCTTGACGTCGAGGCCAGCCCAGGCGTGGATCCAAGTGATACACGGCTCCATGTCATGGTAGATATTGATTATTACTATGACATGCCCGCGTGGCTGACCTATATACGCGGGCCTGTTTTCCTGTATACATTCCAACCTTCTGAAGTAGCACAGGACAACAAGGAGTATTCCTATTCGTTTGACGCCAACGGGATGTTAACATACACCGTTTCAGGCGGAGCGGTTTACACACATCAGGTGTGGAACTACTCGAGTGACGTTGTTTCATGCTCTCAAACGATCCTTGGTCTTCCATTGCGCACGACAGTGTATAATGTCGATAAGCGCTACATGGATCAAAACCATCAGATGGTTCTGATGACTCCTATCGTCAGATTCCATTGGCTGGGAGCTTACCTGGCGAACATGTTGGGCACCGCGCGCTTGAGCCGGCTTGACCTGTTTGATGGAAAGTACAATGTATTAAAAGTACGGACCAAGGAGACGATGTTGTTGTCTGTCGGGAGACCTAGCACCTACTTGTGCGCTACGCTCCCGATGACAACATTTGACGGGTTGGCTGCGCTTGCACGTGTTGGCAAGTTTGATATCAACCAGCACCAGGTGTTTAAGCAGTATAAGGATGAACTACGTTCAGCCGTACTGTTGGAGTATATCAAGGATGGCATCAAACCAAAAGATGTCACGGTATTCACTGTAGAGGATGGGGTCAATCGTTATGTAATCGATCCCCCATTCATCTTAGGCACCACCAAGCCGTCAATGGTCTCATTCATGAGGCCCATTGTCATGGGATCATATGTCCCAGATATCAACTTGGCCAACGAGCAGGCGATGGTCAAGGAGAGAGTTGAAAAACCTCGGGCACCTCCTAAACAACCCGGGACAACTCTCCCAGGAATTGTTGCACGCGCAAAAGCTGCCTTCCTGGAACATCTAATACCTGCCTCCAAGCGTCACCTGCAGCACCCATATTCCATTGAAGAAGTGTATGAACGGCAGAATTCCCCTTCACAACGCCGCATACTGGATACAGCTGATCTTACGGATCCTATCCGAATAATAAAGAATTTCTCAAAGAAGGAACCGTATCCTGGGATTAAACCCCCACGGCCTATTTCCCAAATCAATGGAACTGACAAGTTGCACTATTCGCGATACACATATACTGTCGCTGATCTTCTACACGACTATAAGTGGTACGCATTCGGCACATCCAATCGAGCCATTTGCGAACGCGTCGCTGAAGTGTGCATGCCAGCACTCCATGTCGTCAAAAGTGACTTCTCGAAGTTTGATGGGCATGTGAGTTGGGTGTTGCGCGAGCTAGAACACGAAGTTCTGCTCGCCCTATTTGCTCCAGAGTATCATCCGGAGATTCAAGATTTGCATGAGTCGCAATACGGAATGAAGGCATTTTGCCCATTGGGAACAGTCTATGAACAGTTCACCGCTCGCGCATCGGGATCACCGGAAACTTCTATCATGAACTCAATTATCAACGCATTCGTGAATTTCTTAGCTTTATTCATGATGCGAGTAGGCACCAAGGACGAGCAATCGGACTGGGCCTGGGAGCACTTAGGTATCTACGGGGGTGATGATGGGCTCACAGCCGACGTTGATGTCAAACAGCTTGAACGTGCATCAAAGTTGTGCTTTCTGGAGATTGCTTGTGAACCAGTCAAGCGTGGAGAGTTCGGTGTAACCTTCTTAGCACGGGACTACTCGCCAGACATTTGGTTCGGGGACCGCAACTCCATGTGCTCATTGCACCGTCAACTTAGCAAGTTGCACCTCACAGTCCACCTTCCCCCAACGGTAACACCGGCGATGAAATTGGCTGAGAAATACCTCGCCTATTCTTATACTGACGCACATTCACCTGTTTTCAACAAATTGATTGAAGCTTCTAAGCGAATTTTCCCTCCTACCGCCGGTCACACCAACTATCTCAAGATCTGGAATAAACAACCAGACCTCAGCCTCCAGTACATCAATTTCGAAGCCGACTGGATGTACATTGTGGCTGAGCAACAAATGCCTGGCTTCAACTACACTTTACTGCACTCGTGGCTACAGTCTGCGAGCACAGTGGACCATCTTCTCAATGGTCCGGTGTTGTTTGAGCCCGGATGCTTACCGAAACTTAATACTCTTTACATTATAAATGGGCAAATGGTAAAACCTGATGTTCAACCTGAGGACATTCGCCGAATTGGATTCAACCCGAAGGCAACTTCAACTGAACCCGATCGTGTGAATAGCAACCAGCGGACTCAAGTCCCACCAGTCAAACCCACAAAAGATAATAAAAATGGAAAACAACGCAAAGATCGCCGCCCTCGACCAAATGTATATACTAACGAGTCGAAGAAGAGCGGTACGGTAGCAAGACCAGGCAAATCTAGTTTCAAAACTCCCCACGAAAGGCCAGCTCGTGGAGGGCAAAATCGGGGTGCATCCGAGCCGCCCCAAATGAAAACCCATGAAAAGAAATAATAATACCAAACGCTCTTCCCGTTACGGGTTCGACGAGGAGAGCGAAAACCTGAACCCAACTCGTCGGGATGCGGCAGCTGCGCCCTTCATCGGCGAGTTCTTTAATTCTAAGCAGCCTCCGCGCTCCGCGTCATCGTTACGATCTGACCCTGCCAAAAACCCCTTCCGACCACGGATGGGGGGCCAAAAGAATAATAATAAACGTGCCAAAGGTAAAGGGACACAGGTTGTTGTGCGCAAAGTAATGCGCAACGGTGGCCCGCGGAATGCAAAGAAATTGACTCTTTCGGACCTTGTCGGCATAGGTCCATTCTCGGCTAGCGTGGGTGGCAATACGGGATTCCAAGCCGCAGTTGCTTACGGTAAGCAGTCCAAAATGTTGTCACCAACGTTTCTGGATCGTAAGGCTAATACAATTCGCGTTAAACATCGTGAATTGATTGAACCAGCACTTGTAGGTTCTACCGGTTTCGCTCTGCAGGAATCCTATGCCATCAACCCTGGGTTGGCTGCCTCCTTCCCTTGGTTGTCTACCACCGCGTCGAACTGGCAGGAGTACGTGTTTCACTCACTTAGCTACACTTACCTCACGCGCGTATCCACTGCCACCGCTGGGTCGATCATGATGTCTCCTGATCTTGATCCGACCAATCCTCCTCCTGGTTCAGAAGTATCTGCGTCAAACAACCCCTCCACAGTAGAAGGGCCGGTTTGGCACGATCTTCGGTGTGATGTCGACCTCAAAGGCGCACACGCTTTGAACCGCCGTTTTGTGAGAACAGGGCCAGAAGTGGGTGATTTGCACACGTTTGATACGCTTAACATGTACATCATGACAAGCGATTGTGCAAACACCAACCCGATCGGTAAGGTCTGGGTTGAGTACGACGTCTCTTTCTTCTTACCCGTAGTAACTCCATCTGACCCCATCTCACGGGGATGTTCATTTTTCACCAACTCCGGAAATTTGCCCCTCCCCTCCTCGACTGATTATCCGCTTCCTGCTGACACCGTGAAGTGCAATCCGTTCAATGTCACTCAGGCCTTTGGCGAGTTCACACCTCCACGTGGTATGTACATATTAAACGTTGGAATGTCAACTTACTCAGCTACCGGTAGTAACATTACCTTGCATATCTTCAAGAACGGAACTTCCCACGGTATGGTGGAATATCGAAACGGATCAGCTGGGGCCCACCAACAGTTGGCGATCATGGATTGCATCTCCTGTAGTGGTACCGACACCGTGTCGGTCCGCGTCAATCCAGGTGCCAGCGCAGACACGCAAGTGGATGCTGCAACACTGTACGTGGTCTTTACACTCTGTTAATAGTAATAATAATATCACTTGATTTCACTTACCAATTGTTTTCACTTCTACTTTTCTTCACTCTAGTTATCATAATCTTTCTCCCACCCATATACATTAAATATGAAATATACAAATTTTGATTTTAAATTCATTGTTTATTTTCCTTTTGTTAAATATTCAAAATACATAAAATTTATAAATTAAACTATAAAAATTTATATAACCAAAACTAGAAAAATCTGAAAAACTAAACAACCGAATGGTATGGCTCGCTTAAATGCGTAGTATTAATCACACGCTGGTCTTTTATGGTCACTCCCGGCACTGCACAATGAGTAA